ATCCGCATCACTCAAAATAAATCGTGACCGTCGGAACGTCTGGCGTGAACAGAGAACATGGAATGTACGACGTAGCGCCGACGTATTGAAAACCGTCCCATTGAGTCGCGTACAGAAGCTCTTCGACGTCGGCCTGACCGGACGGTTCATTCCCAACCCTGACGTACGTGTATTTCCACACGCTCATTTGACCGCGAAAACCGCACGTAAAAAATCTCTGGCTCTCTTCGCAGTTTTGCGCCACAGGGTTGTAGACCGTCACGATGTGGCCGGTCAACACGTACTCTGCATTTGACGTTGATTCACTACACGGAGACTCCGTGTCAGTGTCAATGCACGTGCATAAAAACGAACATTCTTCAGCGGGAGGAATAATGCCGCTCGGCGGAGCGCATCTTGCCAGCCACGATCCCAAGAAGCACCCCACTATCCGATCGTAGTATTCCCAGTTGAAAATCCCTAGTCTGTATACGTCGGAGCCTGCGCCGCCTGATGCCACGCCAGGGTCTGGCGTCAGGACAATACCTGTTCCCTGTGGGGATTCTAGGGTCATCGTCATCCCCTCCCACTCGGCCTCGACCGAATAATCGCACGGGGATCCAGCAGGACCGCCGGGTACGCCGCAGCACGGACACGGCATCACGGCACCCTAATGCGAAGAACTGGAACTTCCGCTGATCCGATGATGAATGCGCCGGTTGATCCGTTGGTGACAAAGACAGCAGTCGATACGTTGCCCGACATCACGATCGCCGTGGCAAACGAGTTGGCGACAGTTATTGATGTGCCCGTGGTGCTGAGTCCGGTCACGACAGACCTTGACGCCGTAGTGGGATTGGTAACGACAGCAATCGTGCAATCTGTCGTATTGAGAACTGCCTCAACCGTGACGCCAGTCAGGTAGTCAATCGTTGCGGTTGATCTACTGACGCCAGTGACGAAGGAACGAGTCGCCGTTGAGCTGACGATGGTTGCAACCGAGGTTTGTCCAGCAGTCGCGAACACGCCGGATGCTGTCTGCGTGGCGACGTATCCAGCCGCCGTCTGATACGTCGGCACCGAAACGACCTCAAGCCTCGGAACCAAGAGCCGCCACGTGTTGCCTTCTCGGCCGATCAGGCAATCTTCGTTCGAGTACCCGGCCGCTGCGATCGGCCAGGACAGATTTGTTGCTACGACAGTTCCGTACGGGGCGTATGCGAACGACACGACTTTGCTATTTCCAATCGGCCACGATCCAGAAAACAAAGCCGCGCGTATTTGTTTTGGAAACCGATCATTGAACCGTTTGTCAAACGACAGCGGGGATGCCTTTGGCCCTGTCGTCTCAGCCGCGCGCACAACGCGAGCGATTCGCTCCGCAGACTCGCGGGTGAACTGCGTCGGATTGAGCGGGTCGGTCGGCATTGAATCAGAGTCCGCCGATCGGCCACAGTCCTTCGGTCGGCGGTCTTCCTAAAAGCGGCTCGAACTCCGCTTCTGGATTGACGCGGCGCGACAAAATGGCTGGAACGCCGGTCAAGTTGATCGCGCCGTTTTGCAACGCGATCACATTTGTCGACGCCACCCACTCGTTATTTTCAAAATCAAAAACCATCGCGCGTCGCTTCACGCCGCTTGCGATGTAGTTCCACCCCACATCTGGTAGTTGCAAGGCCCAACCGCTTTGTCGGAACTGAAGAACAATCTGCGTCACCCAGTATTGATACTCTGCATTTGCGAAGAACTCTCGCGCATAGTTGGCATTGACGCCGACACACTTGAGTTGCCCAGGTTGGCAGTCGAGGTAGGTGTCGCTGTTGACGTAGTTTTGCAGCAGAAACAACGCAGACGGAAACGGCCAAAAGTTCTTCGTGATCGTGATCTTGACGATTGACTCTTCTGTCAACAGCCCTTCGTAGTAGTCTCCAGCAGAGTTTGTCAGTGCGAACTTATCGTCGTTGCCGCTGCCGTGATAGTAGAACAACGCTGGCACCTGACCCGACTGCGACTCAAACACCCAGTCTGCTCGCCGTTCTGTTGGTGCCAGCAACACGTCGCCGGTTTCGAACGTGTATTCGGCAACGACCTCCACGTGATACGGAGAATCGTTGAACCTTTCCGTCACTGCAACCTTGACGAGTCCGAGATAAGCCTTGCCGCCAGTGCCGTTGAATGTGGGGTGACTAGAGCCCCATTCGCCTAGTCCCAGATGCGTGATGATTTCCGTCTCGTCGAGCGGATTGTTTTGCAGCGTGTTGCTGTCAAGCGTAACCGCCCAGCGGCGTTTCGCGACCAGCGGGCTGCCAAGCTCCCCCTCAATAGAACGCGCGAGTTCTTCGCTTGATTCAATACCCACGACTAGCTCCTCACGTCGCCGAACGAACCTGCTCCGACGATCGAAACCGGGGCGTTGAAATAGTTCCGTGACGCTTGCAGGATTCCGGCGGCGATTTGTTCTAAATACTTGGTTTGAAGCCGTGCCTGGATCGCTGCGGGGTCTTGGCCTCGCGTCGCGGTCTGAATGACGAGGTTGGCCCCTTCGGTCGTTCGCACGTCTTGGACGTTGATGGATTGCTGACCGAGCGTGTTCAACGCGCGAATGCGTTCTTCCTGCCGCTTGCCTTCGGCCTCTGCCGCCTTTCGCTGCTCTTCAAATATCTTGGCCTGCTCTTGAGCGTAGGCTTGCTGGGCTTGCTGGGCTTGCTTCTGCTGCTCCTCAACGCGCTTCGCGGCATCTTGCTGGAGCTTCACCCGGCCGCTGGCAATGTCACGTTCCACCGCTGCGGCTTGGTCAAGTTGAGCAAGTCTCGCCGTTCCACTGCGAATCGCATCGGTATCGTCGGCCTTCCTCGCTGCCGCAATATCCTGCTGCACCCGCAGCATCTCTTCCTCGATCGACAGCAACTTTTTCTTCGCCTCCGCACGCTGCGAGTCGCCGCCGACCGATTGCAAGAGAAGAATCTCATCAACCATCTGATTGGTTTTCAGTCGCTCGTCAGCGACCGCCTTCAGCCGCTTGAGTTCTTCGTCGTAGAGCCGCTGCTGGCGAGCAACCTCGGCTTCATACGACTCCCTGCTAATCGTCCCCGCCGCTGCGGCCTGCTGCGCTTGGAAGAGCCCAGCAGCGAGTTGCTTCGCGGCACGCTCGCCCTCGGCCCCGAACTCTCGTGACTTCTCGGCCAACTCTTGGAACTTTGCCTTGGTCTTGTCAAGCGCCTCGGCGTATCCCTTCTCAAATCCTTGGGCAACCGCACGCTGCTTCTCGGCGAGGTCTTCCTGCAATCCCGCAAGTTCAAGGAGCTGCTGCCGCTGCTCTGGCGTGAAGAATCCCTGCCGTGCCGCTTCGGCTCGAAGCCGAGCCACCTCGCGCTCCACCGCTTCGCGGTCACGCTGCACGGCTCGCGTCTTGTCGGCCTCGTCGAGCAGGGCTTCCGACCGCTTGCGATCTTCCTCGATCTGCTTCTGCCGCTCGGCGTTGACTGCCTTGATCGCTTCGAGTTGCTTTTCGTATTGACGGTTTGCCGCTTCAACGCCTTTTTCCAACTGTTTGTCGTCAATGATTCCGGCGGCGAACTGTGACCGCAGTTCGTTAGCTCGTTGCGAAAACTGTCCAAGCGCGTCCGTTCCGGCAGCACCGAGGTCTTCGGCCTTGATCGCCGCCTTGTCGATTGACTCGCCGACCTTCTCGATCGCTTTTGCAGCGTCCTCCGTGACTTTGATTTCGATTTTTTTGCGGTCTTCGATTGCCTTGAGTTCCTCGTCGAACACCTGACCGGCGATTCGCACCGAACGCCGGAACTGCTCGTCGTCGATCAGGCCGGATGACACCTTTTGCTTGAGTTGCTCGATGCTTGCTTCGTAGGACAACGCGGCTTCGCGGCCTGCCTCGCCGAACCTTCGCGAGTCGTCGATAGCGTCGTTGACTTCCTCGCGGAGTTTCTGGAAGGTTTTCTCTCGCTGCTCGATCGCTTTCTGAGCTTCCTTTGATGTTTCGGCAGTGCTTTTAGCCGCAGCGGCAGACGATTCGGCAGCACTCTTCGCAGACCTGTCAATGCCGAGCCAATACTCGGCAATCGTGAGAAGATCATCCACGAACGTGCCGATTCCAGACACGATGCCTAGTATGAAATCCGAGATTCCGCCGAACACTGACTGAACGACGCCGCCGAGTGTTTCAAGCAACGGACTGCTGGAAATCAGTTCGCCAAATCCTTCGGCCAGCCCGCTGACGTACTCGACGGCTTTCGAAAACGCGGTCGTGATGATGGTCACGATTCGGCTCAAGGTTTCGGAAATCACTCCGATGTTGTCCGAGATGACGCCGATCGGCGTGAACGCAACTACGAACTCTGTGACCTGCACCGCCGAGTCACTGATGCCCTTGAAAAAGTTCAGCACGCCTTCCAGCAACGGCTCGAACGCCTGGGCGATTCCCTGCACAACCGTTGCGAACGGCTCCAGCACGGCACCGATCACGCGACCGAGGTTGCCTATGTTCGTGCCAATCAGTTCGACAATGCGACCGATCTGCGTCAGCAGCGGCTCAAGGATTCGCCCGATGGGGTCAACGATGGCCGTGATGCCGGCGGTGATTTCGGCGAACGCCGTAGCGATGCCATCGCTGAGCCCGACAAACGGCAGGAGGAGCGAGGTGCTGAGCCCCTTCGTCGCAACGCGCAGGGCATCCATGCTGCCGCCAAAGTCGGCGAGCCTTTGCTTGTCGAGGTCGGTTACAGCACGGCCAAACCGCTCCATGTCGCTCGCCGCTAAACCAAGCTCGTTGAAGAACGGCAGCAGTTGCACGCCCGAGCGACCGAACAACGCAATCGCCGCCGCTGACCGCTTGGCCGGGTCTTCAATCTCCGAGAGCTTTTTTCCAATGAGTTCGATTCGCTGCTTTTCCGACAACGCTCCGAACTCAGAGACCGAAACGCCAAGCCGCTCCAATGCCGCCGTCGCTTTCTTGCTCTCCTCATCAGCACCAGCGAGCGTGTTCTGCAAGCTAGCAAAGGAGCCGCTCAACTGCTCAATCGAAACGTCAGCCCGGAGTCCCGCTTCCTCTAGCGTCTGCACAAACTCAAACGACACGCCCAACTGAGTCGCCAGCCGATTGAGCCGCTCAACCCTGTCTTCTAAGTCAATGAGCCCGCGAGCCACGGCAACTGCCCCAGCAGCGAATGCTGTGATGCCAGCCAGTGATAGAGTCAACGGATTGACTAGAGCCGTGACCGAAGCGGCAACGCTGGAAAAGCCTTGGGCCATCCCGCCCGCGAAGATTCGAGACAAACCCTCCCCGGCACTCGCCAGACCCGACAACCTGCCAGCCACGTTTCCGATCGGCCCAGGCAGGACCGACAGCACGCCAGAGAGTTCGTTGAACTTCAGCGCGCCGCCATCGCCTGCTTTGCGGCCTGCTTCGCCAAACTTGTCGGCCGCGAGCGTCGCCTTGGCGTAGTCGCCAGAGACACGCTGCAATGCCGTTGAGTACTGTTCCTCGGTCAGCAGTCCTTGACTGCGCAGCCGATTTAGTTCCTCGGTCTGTGTCGCGTAGTCACGCTGGGCACGTTGCTCGCGGGTCAGGTTTGCTTCGATCACGCGGGCGGCTTTGTCGAGGTCGCCAGCCGCTTCGTTCGCCGCCGCCTGCAACTGCTCCAGCGAGCGGGCGTAGTCCTGTGGATTCGTCAGCCCTGCCCGCAGGCTGTCGCTCAAGGCTTGCAGCCGCGTCTCGAACTTTTCCTGCGTAGCGGCTGCGGTCGCACTCTCCGTGCCAAACCGCTTGAACACGTCCGTAACCTTGGCCGCTTCGGCGTCCAACTGCTGCAACGCCTTCTTAACTGGCGAGAGTTTTTCGACAACGCCACCGGCGTCGGCAAAAATCTTCATCGCGAGTGAGAGCGTCTTTGCCATTAATCGAGGCCGAGTTGTTGTCGCAGGTCGAGGATCACCTCGCGAGCCTGCGTCTGGTGTTGCGGCGGTGTCTCTACGGGGTTGAAATCGGACGCCTTCGGTGCCCGTCCAGGTTTGCAGTGCGGGGCCATGATCGCCGAAGTCATCAGCCCGGTCTCTGCCCAGGAGTCAGGAATCGCTTGGAAGTATTTCGTGTACGCTAACCACTCTCCGAGTTCCCGCGTCGTCATTCGACGCTCGATCTCGCCAACCGTCATTCCGAGGTAGCCCGCCAAGCGAAACAGAAACCGTCTCGCAGGGCGGAGATTTAGTTTTTTGCTAACTCCTCCACGTCGGCTTCGCTCATCGCGTTGTGCTTCATCGCCCGCTCGAACAGCGTCGAAACGACCTTCGCCGACTTGCTGGCGAGCTTCTCGATCTGCTCGTCAGTGAACAGCCGGTCGCCGCTATCCGGGTGACAAAGGCATCGAGCCAGGAACTTCGTGCGGAAGTTGTCGATGCCCTTGTCGCGGTTGCCGATCCACTCACGCTCGTAGGCATCGCGCTCGCCGACCGTCATCACGCGGATGCCGAGCGTCATCGGCTTGCCTTCGGCGTCGGGCCACTCCTTAACCTTGACCTTGAGGATGCCGAGGTCGTCTGCCGCCATGATCTGGGCCGCAAGTTCTGCTGCTGTCAGTGCCACTGTCGTCTCCTATGAGGCGTGAATCTTGAACGAAGCCTCGTACCGAGCAACGTCGTTCACCTTGCCTGCTAGGCGAAGCGTCTGGCAGACGGCTTTCGTGGAAAAAGTCAAGCCGCCACCCGTGACAGCAAAGACTTTCTTCCGGCCGTACTCACTCGCCGACAGGTTCGCGGTACTCAGGCACTTGATTTGTATAGTGCCTGCGTCAAGCGTCCACGTGCTGGCACGGCCCAGCGGCAGGTCTCCGCCGCGCTCGACGTTGATTTCGGTGACTTCACCGAGCAAATCGCCGCCCCACGTCGCGGAAACGCCGGTACAGATGCTTGCCATGACGGGCCTCCGTCACGGCGATCAGGCGCGAGCGATGCGGAGCGTAGCCTGCCCTCGAATCGCGTCGTTGGTCGCCAGGGTCAGTGTCGAGGCGTTGACCGTGTAAGCAATGGCCGAAACCATCGCGGTGCCTGCGACGATGATCGTGCAAGTGCCGGTTGAGGCATCGGCGATCAGCGTGCGACCGAGGTAGTCAAACTGGATGGTGCGGCCGGTGTCGGTCGTGCTGCCTTGTAGCGGGCGGTCGAGCGTGGCGATGGAAGCTCCGATGGTCAGGCCGAGGTGACTGACGTCGATCTTCTCTTGATCGGCGGTCGGGTCGTTGAACTGAATGACGATGTTCGTGACGGTAAAAAAAGCTGCGCCAAGTTGCAGAGTCGTGCCTGCGGTGCCACCGTGGGGGGTCGTGATCGACATGGCTGTTTTATGTCTCCTGCCAAAGAATCGAGTACGTCTGCGTCACGCTGTAGACCGGCGGTATATCGCCACCGGCTAGTTGTGCGAACCCGTCTGCCTCGTTTTCGAGGGTGACGTTCTCCACTAGTACTGATCCTGACAGCACGCCTCCGCATCCATCCAGACAGGCTCGAACACGGTCGGCAATGTCCCTTACTGCCTCATAGGTCACGGCGTAGATGTCGACCGCTAGCAGCACCTCCGGCATCCCCATCGGCCCGCCGAGGGTAGCCTGACGCTGCACGCCGGAACGCCGCCACGTTACAAACGGCAGGCTTGCCGACGCCGGGGCGATGACGGGATAGATTCTGGTGGCAACGAGCAGGGCCACGGCGGGATCGGCAATCAGCCGTCGCGACAAGGCTTGCTCGGGACTCTTGAGCGGCATACTGCCACTATAGGAAATGCCTCCCGGCTCCTTGCAGCCTAGAGCGAGTCAGTTCCGCTAACTGTGCCGCTGTCCTTGTATCGCAGCGCAGCCCATGCCTCGGCCAGCGTCAGGGACAGTTCCTCCTGAAGGACGGTTGCAATCTGCTCCTGCGTCTCCATGAATGCGGTGTTGAGGGGAGGGCGACCGGCCACGCCGCCAGCGGGCGTCGCTGGAATCTGAATCGGCGTCTTGGACTTCTTAAAAAACGCATTGGGATAGGGCGGATCGGTCTGCACGCGACCGTCGCCGCCGCCCTGCCGGATCATGCGAAACGGCCCAAGACTGTTGAAGCTCGACGCGATATACGTCTCGGTCTTCTCCGTCACCGTATGCAGCACACCCTTGCCCATGACGAGTTCGTACTGTCCGTTTCGGCGGCGAGCGAATGGTTTCGTCGGGCTTCGCCGCTGGTATTGCCTGCGCTTCGGCGTCGTAATCTTGCGCTCCTTCGTGCCGTATTCGAGCCACCACTGGTGGAACGCTCGATCCGGCCCGGCGCGCACCGAGCCGCCTGCGGCACTCGCAGAGTCGCGGCGACCCGCTCGCGTATAGCCAACGAGTGCCAGGGCCGTGCCGTCGGCGCGGTACGGGATTACTTTTTTAGACACGGCGCGTTTGAGGTTGCCGGTCGGGCCGACCGGCGTGATCTGACGCAGCCGATTTACCATCGGCGCAACGGCCTTTCGCAGAATCCTCGCTAGCTCGTTCGCCGCATACTTCGGCGGAAAGATTCTTCCCAACTCGTCGATGACGGGTTTGAAGTCGTTGAAAATGCGGATGCGGACGCCAGCGACTGCCATCAGATCGTCTCCTGGCAGAGCAGTTCATGCTCTCGGCGGTTGTCGCGTTCGAGAATGCTAATGATGTCGAGCGTGCGATTCCTCCATCGCAGTCGCATGTTCTGCGTCAAGCCGTCGAGCCAACGCATTCGCACGCGATGCGAGATGACAATCTCTTGCTGCCCGGCCAAGAGCGACTCTCGTGACGATACGCCTTCAACGCTGGCCCAGATGGTCGAATACGTACTCCACGTTTGCAGCGTCTCGCCCAGAGCGTTCCGAGTCTCGGACGCCTGCTGCACCGTTACTCGCTCGCGGAGCTTTCCGGCGTCCATCATGTGCCGTAGATGATAATGGTATAGGTGCCCGTGTTCTGACTTGAAGCAGTCAACCGGGCAGAGACGATGGATTGGACAGAGCCCGCGGCGACCTCGCCGCTGCGAGAATGCAGCCGAAATGCAAAGTTGTCAACGTCTACAAGCTCCAGATTCCGAATGCCTTGGTTGCTCCACGAATACAAAACTCGCTGAATCTGGTTGATCGTTACTGCTTCTCCTGCTGCGTTTTCGTAGGCGCTATACAAGACAATGTTCGTTAGTGCCGTTCCCGCCGTCCCGGTGATAATCGCCACCTTGCCCGTCGTATAGGCGTTGCTTGATTGCAGCGACACGACGTTGATTGCTGTCGTGCCGTCCGTATCGTGGAACAACGCGGAAACGTTGATGCTGCCGTTCGTTGCCATACTTATCCCGCCCCGAATGCGATGATCGTGTACGTTCCGGTGTCTGCGCACTCGGATAAGTCGAGAGTCGTTCCTTGCCAATCAGAAGCAAACGACACGCCATTATTCTTGGAACTCAACGAATACGACTCTATTCCTGACACGGCACGCGATTGTTCGCCGCTCCAGCGAAATATCAAAGCGCCGACTCCTTCAAAAATGGGAATCGACCCGTCGGCCCTGCGATATTCAAAATCGGTATTGACATCAATGCTGACGGCTGCGGTGCCAGCGGTACGCTGCAAAAATGCGATGCTAGAGTATTCGTCGGCGTCGAAACTGTTTGTTAGCGAAAGCACCTTGAGGCCGCTCGGACGGCTTGTGTCGTGACAGAGAACGTCGACATTGACGCGGTTTCCGTCGCTCATGTGTATGACCCCCACGAAACGGTATCGAGCAACCGCTTGGCGGCGTCTGGCATTTGTGCATCACCGCGCTTTTCGTAGAGTTCGTGAACGCACATTAGGATTGCCGTCTTGACTCGCTGCGGCGGCGCGGAGCCGTAGCCTGCCCACCACGTGACCGTGACCGAGTTCTGGTCGATGATGTGACTCGGCCACGATCCGGCATAGTTCGTGCGAAGCACAGCCGGAATAGAGTCTCGGTCGATGCGATATGAAGACGTCGAGAGCGTAGCGGTTGCCCCGGACTCGTTGGTCGTGTACGTCACCGCCACGGCAGTCGCCGTGCCAGATGTAACGACCGGAGGACGAGGAAGTTCGATCTCTTCTGGAAACGAGTCGAGCTTCATCACGAGTTGCTGCGTCACAACGGTCCGGTCGATGTAGTCCTCGATCCATTCTCGTGCCGTGATGATGTATGACGTGATCATCTCGTCGTCCCAGTAGTCGCTGGCGTCAACTCGCAGATGCGCCTTGGCCTCTTCGAGCGTGACCGGCTCCGTGCTGCTAACCGCCGCACGTCGCAGACTTCGGTATCGCCTCACGTTCGCCTCCTTCGGGGCGTAACCTCGGCCCGCTCGGTGACGGGCTCGATGCTCGCCGTCTCGATCAACGTCTGCTGCGTGTCTCGCACCTCGGTGGCGTAGTCCCACGCGATCAACGCCTGGGCCTGCCGCTCGGGGAGGTCAACGACCTCGCCGAGCTTGTACGAACCGTGTGCCTTTGCCATCCGTATTTTCATTTTCCACCCACTGACCATGCAGCCTTCGGCGGCTTTCTCGTTTCCTGCCACTCGTTGCAGTATTGGTAGATCGGCCCGCTCAGGTCGGCACTGGGCCAGGTGACGACGTACTCGCCGTGGCCGATTACGACGCGCGGCGTGATGTAGAGCCGGTTTCCCGACTCCTTGAACTGCCTCCAGAATCCAATGTCAGAATCGGTTCTGCCGTCTCCGTAACTGCCGGTCGGATCAGCCTTTTCGTAAAACCACGGTTTCTTCATGCGTCGCAGGGCGGCGGTCGAGATGATCGTGCAGCCGAAGTGCGCGGTGTCGACTTGCTGAACTGGTTCGTTGAACCACTCACGAGACACCTGTGTGGTGCCGCCTGCCGGCGGATTGTCGAGCGTGTCGAGCAGCGTGAGCATCGGTCTGCCGTCCTCCCGCTTGGTCTGGAGAGGGGCGAGAGCGTCGCACTGGAACGTCATCGCCATCGCAAAGAGATGCTCGATGTTCTCCTTGGATACGAAGGAGTCCATGTCCAGCGTGATGATGTATTCCGTAGTCGGCTCAAACTTTTCTAGCATCCGCGTCAGCACCTGTGACCAGAAAGCCCCCTGCCCGAGCGTCGGGCGAATGTGCAGCGGCATCATCGCCTCGATAAAGCCGAACACGTTGATAAGCGGACCAAACCGCGGGCCTGACAGCACGGCCTCGCAGCGAATATCCACGGACGAGTCGCCGACCTTGATGAGCATTTTTTCTCCAGAAAACAGAAACGGCGGGGAGGCGAATGCCTTCCCCGCCGTCTACTGTGCTGGCCTTGTCAAGCGAATCAGCCGACGGCCTGCGTGCTGACACCCTTCGCGGACGCGTCGGCAGGCCCGGCCTCGGCCTTGCCGAGACGAGCCGTGGTCACGACGCCGCAGGTCGAGGCGGGCGTGGCGTAGACCGTCACGTACCGCCGCTTGCCACGGAGGTCGACATCGAATCGGTGCGAGTAGCCAAGGGCACTCGTCGCAGTGCTGCCAGCAGACACCGTAAAGTCGGTGCCGCCGACGAAGCCCGTGACGTTCGTCTGGGCTGCGGTTCCGGTCGAGTCGCTGTGAGCGATTCGCAGCACCGTGGCGGCGGTCGTCGGATTGACGGCAGCAGTGAATGGGCTGAAGATCACGTCGATCGAGGCGTACTCGAAGCCGAGCGTGTCGATTTCCAGCGAGGCCGTCTGTGCGCTCGTAACGGCGAGTGCGGCAGAACTGACGCTCTTCGTAGCAGCAACGTGATTCATTGGGTCAGGGACTCCTGGGGAAAGAGGTCAGGATCAGCCGAACTTGAGGGCCACGACAGGGCCAGCCTTGATGGTCGAGCCGAGGTCGTTGACGATCATCGCGTTGCGGGTCGTCGCGAAGGTGAGGGTCTGGTCGAACTCGATGTACCGCTCGCTGGCAGTCTTGATCGAGATGGCCCGACGCTCGCCGAAGATCGCGGCCTGCGACAGATCGCCGAACAGAGCCGCCACGGTTCCGGTCGTGCCGGTGAGAGCCGACTGCATCGGCTGCACCAGCGTGACGGGGTAGCCGAGGAACGTCTCGCCGAATCCACTGGCGACGTTGTCGCTGGAGTTGCCACCGGCGCCGGACGCGCCGCCGGGCAGCATGGCGAGCCGCAGCATCGCGGCACCCCAGCCAGCCGGGGAAATGTACCACCGAGCATTCCGGTTGCGGGCGTACAGCGGGAGCCGAGCCAGCAGGTCGGTGAAGTTCTTCATCGTCAGGTCGCCGAAGGTCGTGTTGCTCGTCGCAGTCACGACGCTCGCCGAGTAGGCCGCCTGAAGAACCTTCACCGCTACTCCCGTCACTCCGTGGTAGGTGAGCGTGCCGTCACCGATAAAGCCCGCGTTGTCGAAGGCTTCGCTGAACGCCTGGGCCGTCTCGACGGCCATGGCATCCGCGAGGTCAATCACGGAGTCTTCGAGCAGCGAGTTAGAGGTGCGGTTTGCCACGCCCCAAATCTTCGCGGTTAGCTCCACGTTGTCGAATGTCACGTCGCTTGCCGTCACCTCGACGTTCTCGCCGACCGGGCGGGCCGTCAAGCCGCCAGTGCGACGAGCGTAGACGAGCGTGTCGGAGTTCATGTTGACCCGCTTCGCGTACTGCGGGAACACGCCGAACTCTTCGACGAGCCTGATGATTTCTGACGACAGTTCCGGGCTGGTGAGAACGCCGCCGAGCGAGTTGACGCCACCGGCCTGCACGCGGCTCTCGACGCCGTGATCCTTGCACCACCGACGGGCCTCGGCATCGCCGAACACGTAGCCCTTGATGTGCATCCCGGCGCGGTAAGCACGCTCCGAGGCGTCGGGGCCGGAAAACGCCTTGAGGGTGCCATGGTCCTTCGGCACGGCGTAGTGACGGTTTTCCACTTCCGGCTCCTTCGTCTCGGGGGTTTCGATCGCCTTGGCAGGAGCGGCACGCTCCAGCACGGCACGCAGTTCGATGTTCTTCGCCTGGACTCGCTGCAAGAACTCGATCCGCTCGCGGAGCTTCTCGGCCCGCTGCTCCAGCGAACGCAGGGACGCCTCTTGCTCCTCGGTCATGGGAGCGGAGTCCTCGCCCTCGCCCTCGGTCATCGTCTCCATCTCGGCGACGACAGCGGCCAGTTCGTCGAGCAGTGCCTTGATCTTGTCCACGGCGGAAATCTCCTAGTGCGACTCTGGCGACGCGGACGCATCGCCTACTGTCAACACTAGGGGTCGCCACCCGCACCCATGCAGACTCAGGATGCGGGGCAGTAAAAGACCTTCCGGCGTATCTCGGTGGCCGACACGATCTGCTTATCGGTACAGCCGCACCGCACGCAGCGCAGATATCGCGTCTGGTAGTCGCCAGATCGCTGCGACGACGCGACGAGCAACTTGCCCGCCTTGCACTGCGGGCACGGGTCGCCTGACTTAACGGCCATGCTTCTTGAGGTACTCGCGGAGTTCGGATGCCTTGGCGGTCGCGATTAGATGCCGTTCGCGGTGCGAGCGCAGGAACGCATCGAAGGATCGCTTCGCTACCTTGGCGTCGGCGTCGGGGTAGGCCGGGAACGTGACCGGGCCAACGTCGATCAGCGAGTCGATCTTCGTGACCGTGCGAACACTGCGACCATCCTCGACGCTCCACGACTCGCCGCCGGGGGCGATCTGGAACGAGAACGAGGAGCCCTTCACGATGCCAGCCTCGATGTTCGCGGCGAGGTCGCGGCCGTAGGTCGTGTCAGGCACCGGGAACTCGTACCGCAGGCCCACGTCGTCCACGCTCATCGTGAGCGTGCCGGGATACCTGGCGAGCGGGAAGTTGGCGTCGTGGTTCCAGAGGGCGCGAGTCTCCAGCGGCTTCTTGCGGCCACGCCGCTCCGAGACGATGCCGAACGCCTCCGGGTGAATCCTCTCTTGGAAGTCACCGAGGTCGAGCGAGTTGACGCCGAACTTGGCGGCGTACCCTACGATCCACCGCTGCTCGGTGGCGTCGTCCTTGCTGCGGCTCTCGATGCGGAGCAGCGGCAGCGTGCCGGATTCTTCTTCGTAGAGGCTGCGTCGTTCGATGTTCATGCTTCGGTTCTCCTCGTCTGCGGCGTTCATCTGTTCCACCAGTTTGCGACTCCACGCGTAACCAGGATCGGAGCCCCACAATGCCCAGGCGATGCGACCGTTGGACGGGAACCCGTCCTCGCCGGGGCTCCAGCCCTTGCCCTTCTTGTCCACCTCGTGCCGGTCAAAATACGCCTTCATGCGGCGGGCCGTCTCGGGGCTGATCGTCGTGCCGTTGGACAGGTCGCGGGCGCGGGCGATGCCGACCGCCGTGCCGCCGCGTCCGAACTCCTTCCGCCAGTCGAGCCCCTTCTGGGCTTCCTCGCGGACGCCAGCAGGCGGCGTGAAGTTGATGTGGTCGTACTTAGCGGCCACGCTTCCGCCTCCCACGCTTCACGGTCTGCGGTGCGTCGTCAACCCACACATCGACGTTGATGCCCGCCGCCTTCGCGGCGTCGTCCTTGAGCGTATCGCCACCGACGAGCATCACCTGCGAAAACGCGTCAGCGTAGTCGCCCAGCGTGTCGGTCACGGTCTGGCGATCCTCGGGTGTATCCTCGCGGCGGGACACCATCACGACGGTGTTGCCGTCTGCCTTCGCCTGTCGGGCGAACTCGCCCCACAGTGACGGGTCAGCCGCGAAGGTTCGGTCGAAGTCGATGGAGATGGTCATGGCCCGTGCCTCGGGTAGCGAGCGGGCGGGGGACGGTGCAGCCTGCTGCGGCGGCGGCGGCTCGCCTGCCACCGGAGCCGCGGCGTTGACGCCCGCCAGAATCGCCGCAACCTGTGCGGCGTTGATGCTCGGGAACGACGCAGCGATGAGGGCCGCGGCTCCGTCCTTCGTGATGAGGCCAAGCGGAACCTGCGACAGG